CATCGCAACATTGTTTAACAAACAAACACAGGATCCAGAACCATGGAATTTTTTAGCCCACAAAATGTATTTAAAGGCCAAGTATCGATCGAAGGTGCTATCAGTGCCGATAACCACGCAGTAACAAAAGCATACCTCGAGGCTAACGCCGTTGTTGGTATTGCAACAGATAGCGCCAATTATGCCGAGCTTGTAACGGTAAATGGCCAACAACAATTGAAATTAAAGCCGCTCACAATTACCGATGTGGCCGTAGATACTAGTGCAACAAGCATTGGCGCATGGGTTACGGCAAATTATGCAAATGGTAACGAAAAACAAGAAGGCGATATCATCGTATTGACCGCCGTATCGGGCCGTGCACAAACGTTTATCCATAACGGCGGGGCCGCAGGCGATGCAACCGATTTTACTGAAATTGAGGGCGCCGATGTAACTGATGCCGAGATCCGTGGATCTCTCAGTGCATCTAATGGTGTTCAATACAACAGTGCAACCGGTGCATTTACTGCAAACGTTGGCGAGATTCGCGGATTTTTCGCAGCGGGTACCGGGCTATCTTATGATAGTGCAAACGGTACATACTCGTTAAATGTTGATAGTGATGATATCAGCGAGGGAGCCGTAAACCTCTATTATACCGATAGCCGCGCAAGATCCGCAATTTCTGTTACAGGCGGCGGGATTGCATACAACGGTGGAACCGGTGTTATTACATTGGATGTATCTACTGATGATGTAACCGAGGCGACCGGCGCAACCAATTTGTGGTTCACCGACCAACGCGCAATTGATGCGTTTAGTGTTGCATCGGTTGGCACAAATGATGTGCAATTGTTGAGCCTATCGAATACGGGTGTATTGAGCGTATTGGCCTCCGATGTATCGGCGTTGTTTTCCGCGGGTACCGGGCTATCGTACAATAATCAAGGGCAATTTTCATTAAATGCCGATACATCGATGGTAACGGAAGATCCTAGCGCTCTATATTATACCGATGCCCGCGCACGCGGCGCAATTTCTGTTGGTACTGGCCTTGCATACAACAGTGGCACCGGCCAAATTGCGTTGGCTGCATCCTCGGACAATTTGAGCGAAGGTACTACAAATTTATTCTTCACTGAAGCGCGTGTATTGGCAACCATCCAAGCAGATCCCGCCGCCGGAAATATGCTTTCGTTTGATAGTGCAACCGGTGATATGTTGGTTGCAAAAAGCGATTTCCGCAAACATTTTGCACCACAATCATTGGCCGCAAATACATGGGCAACCCTCAACCATCAATTGGGCGAGAAAATTGTACATGTATCGGCATATGATGCAAGCGGGTACAAAATCCAATTGGATGTACAAATTGTTGATGCCAATAACTGCAAAGTACGCAGCATTAACGCCGTTTCCAATCTGGAAATTGTAGTTTCAATTTAACTTTGTTGTTACTCTCCAAAAAAACATTTGCCTCGGTGTTTTCCCCATGTTCGCATGGGGTTTTTTTTTTGGGGTTGCCAATACCATAAAACCGTTGTAAAATACATGTGGGATCGGGTCGCGCCCGTATAAAAGCAGTAAAAGCCCAACACACTACCACACCATACACACACACACCATTGGGGTTTTACCATGGCAAACATTACAAACGTATCGTTGGTTGGAGATCTACGCCTTCAACAAATGATTTCTCAAGAATTAAAACTTTTGATCACTGATGCACGCAATTTGCGCAACACGCCATTTTTGGATTTTGTTGGATCTATTAACGGCATGGGATCGGACACAATCCGAGTTAGAAAAGCGGGCCTCGATGGTTACGATTCTTTTCAAGCATTTAACGGATCGGGCGGATCTTTTGATGAAGATGCAGCAGTAGCCGAAACGAGCCTAACCGATGGCCACGCGGATATCGTTGTTAAGCGCCAAGCTCTTATGTACAAAATTACAGACCTTGCAAACATGACCGGCATGGGCCAAGATATCGATCCATTCCGTATTGCCGAATCAATCGCCAAATCATACGAGTTGTTGTTTGCTGAATTAACAGGCTCAACCGTTGCAGGGTTTACATCATCCGTATCAAATGTTGGCGCGTTAACTGTTGATGATTTTATCGCAGCATTTCAAACGTTGGAATTGGCCGCAGCGGGTAAAGGCGCACCGGGGCCATACGTTGCGTTGTTGCATCCAGAACAATGGCAAGATCTGCAAGCTGATATCCGCAGTGAACAAAACAACGCATTGGCTTTTGCACCTGCATCATTTGAGGCAATGAGCGCAAAAGGGCCGGGCTATAAAGGTACATACCTAGGCGTTGATATCTATACATCATCACATATTACAGATAGTGCAGGCCAACACGTTGGTGCATTGTGGGCACCGGGTGCAATTGGTTTTGCAACAGGTAAACCGGCCGCATTGGTTGGCGCTGCTGAATCTATGGACATGGGCGATGTATTGATCGAAATGGAAAGAGATGCAGCGCGCGCTCTTACATCAATCGTTGGCCATTGCTATTTGGGTATGGGCGTTGTTGATGCAGATCGCGGCGTTAAATTGCTCTCTATTAATGATTAAACATTGTTGTTTTGATTGGTTGGCATGGGCTCCATTGGGGCCCATGTTTTGCCGATAACAACACAACCAAAACCGAGGTAACAACAACATGAATAATTTTACACCAACCGCACAACCATGGGCACCGCAAAGCATTCACCAAACACAAATGGTATTGCCTACCCGTGCCAACCACCCCGTATTTGCCAAATGGTGGCCCGCCAATTGGGTTTGGCAAACGTTTGAGGTAACCAAAACCGTAACAGGGCGTGGCAAGGATAAAGAGGCCACAAAACAGGTTACAGAAACAATTGGCCTATTTGTGCCAAATGTAGAGTTTGAAACAATACGCCCCGGTGTAAATGGCGTGCGGCAATTGCGTGGTGAGGTTGGCGACGTATCAAACCGCATTGGACAGTTGCAACGCGAGGGGTGGATATATTTGGATCCCAAGCGGCACGATTACATACGGGCATATCCTGCACGCGGTGGCCAATTTTATGCCGATCGGTTTACTGAGATCCGAGTATTGGCCAACCGAATCATAAAAACATTTAATCGTGAGGCATACAACCGTTGGTGTGTAGAATTGTTGGTAAATGGCGAATTGGGCCATATTGAACCGCAATTTTGGCAATTGCAGATCCGTGATTTTGAACAACGGCCGCAACGTTTGATACGCCAACAACATTTGCCCGAAATTAAAGCCAAAATCGATGCGCTAAATATCCAAATGGATGCAATGCGCCAATTTGTAACCGATTACCAAACCAATGGTTTGGACGTATTCAAACAGGTATTAGAATGAGTGATACACCATACGCCCCGCAAATAAAGGTACCCGAATTATTGGAGCGTGGTAAAGCGCAAACAAGCATTTTGCCAGTTTACCGCAATGGGGCGTTGGTTGCGCCAACCGAGGTACGGTATACCCTATTGGAGCCCAACGGCAACAAATTGATTGATAACGCGGTTGGTACATACCCCGGCAACATTCCACAATACACACATGCAACCAGTTTGTTAAATGGCAAACAATTGGGCGAGGGGTATTTGCAGGAATGGAATATCACCATAGAGGGCCGTGTAATTACATTTCGCCGCATGGTGGCCGTTGTATTGCGCCGTTTATACCCCGTTGTATCGGATGCCGATTTAACGGCCACGTATTCGCAATTGGCCGATTTGCGCCCATCCAGTTTAACCAGCTACCAAACCTATATCGATGAGGCATGGTATACAATGATCCAACGGATGCGTAACGAGGGCGGCGGCCTCGAATACCTAGTGATGAGTGCCGAGGCATTTCGAAGCGCGCACCAAAATCTGGCATTGTATTACATATTTCGTGATTTCCATAGCTCGTTGGGCCAATCAAACGGGCGATATCTGGATCTAGCGAATGAACATTACACCCAATACAAAACCGAGTGGAAACAAATTAATTTTGTGTACGACCACAACCACACGGGATCAAGCGATAATCCAGATCAACGCGTTGCCAAGCAACCGGTTATTTACCTAAGTAACCCCGGCCGTTTGGGCAATTTCCGTGGGCGGCGTAGATAATGGGCGTTTCATTTGCACAATTACGATCCGAGGTGGCCGCCAATGTTGGTGCGTTGGCCGGCTTCCAATTGGCCAAAATGGCACCCGAGTATTTTGGACGCCAACAAAACACCGTTGCGCATAAATCGTATGTGGTTGGTGTTGATTCCACCACGGCCACAACAGAGCGCCAACGGCGTATTGTTGGTGTGTATGCCCAAACAAATGTTGTTGTAACGTTTGCACACCGTTTGCGGCCGTTGGATGTATACCCCACGGATTACGATGCAACGCTCAATGTTGAGGCGGATGTAATAAACGCCGTATTGGGTACATATTCAACAAACAACGCATTTACAATACGTTATAATGGTACAACGCGTACGGTTGTAGATTCACAAGAATATATGATCGTGGCCTGTACGTTTACAGCTCTACACACTATCAACCCATAAACCCCAAACCTAGGTATTTAAAATGGCATATTCAGTTGTACCCAAAACAAAACGCGATGGCAAGATCGAGCTTCTCGATAACGGCGCGGTAACCCTCGAAATTGCATATGAAGATGGCAATTTTTCATTTTCACAACCGCAACAATTTTCTGAATTGGTTGTAATGGATCGCGGTAATTTCGCAACGATTCGTAAACAGGATGAACAGGCAATTACGGGCTCGTTTGCGTTTCATTTCCGCCAATTTACCGATACAGTAAACGCCGGATCGGTTCGCGATTTTATCAACCAATCTGGTTTTTATAGCGCAAACGTATCAACAGGCACAACCGGTGTACCATTTGTTGAGCATTATTGTGTTGATATCAAGTACACAGCTGAGGGCACGGATTTTGGCGATGCCAACGACCACGTTGTAACACTCTCAAAATGTGTTTGTACGTTGGATTTTGCCGAGGGCGATCCATCCGCATTTACTCTCAATTTCACATGTTACGGCGGTGCGGTTGTAGCATAAACCAACAAATACGAGGCATTTTATGTTGGATTTGGGCAAATTAGGTAAACACGATATGGTTGTACCATCCAGTATGGCAACATGTTGGGATTTTATATCTATTTGGGGCGGTGAGCCCAATCGGGCGCAATTGGCGCGTTTGTGTGCGGGTGCAATTGGTGTGTGCGTTGATCACGCCAAATGTTTGCCCGCATACCGCGTTGTTGATGGCGATCCGATTGCATACGGCCATACGATTATGGATCGGCTATTGGCTGCAGGTTTAACGCCGGGTGATGTATACGGCATGGGTGTGGAGTGTTTGATCACAATGACCAAACAGATCCCAACCAATGATGCCGTTGAGGATGCCGCAAATTTTACGTAACCACCCGTGGCCAATTGGATTTATTGGCATTACGGGTGGCACGCCATTGGGGCCAAACCCCACAATGGTTTTATACGTTGGATGCGCAAACCCGTGTTGCACTCATAGCCGAATACCGTTTACACAATGAAACGCCCGAACAAATCAACAAACGCATATCGGATAATAAACGGCTACAATTAGAGCGTATGATTGAAAAGCAACGGGCGGTACAAAATGGGTGATAAAATAACAACCGGTAATGTTACGGCACAATTTGATACTAATCTGGATCAAATGTTTACCGGTTTGTTAAACACCGTTGC